GCCATCGTTGTCCTTGCCGTAGGGATGATGCCCAGCATGGCCGACAACGCCGCCCTTGGCGCGCTGAACGACACCGCCGCGCTCGCGCTTCGGACGGTCGTGCCGCTTCTTGGCGTGCTCGCCCTCACCGTGGACGCGCCCACCCTTCTTCTTCTCCTCAGCCTCCTTGGCCGCATTCTGCGACCCGCCCGCATTCCATTGCGGCTTGGAGGTAAGGCCACCGGCCATCCGGTGCTTGGCCCCATGACGTAGCCTTGACATTTCGCTACTCCACCCGGTTCCGTGGGCTCGGCCGCGCGAATTACCCTGCGCGCGATCAGGCTATCTTGACTTCCCCAACCGTGTACGGCATAGAATGCCGTATGATTGAGATGGGCCAGAAATTTGGTTCTCTTACGGTACTATCTCGTACCGAAGAGCAACGCAACAGAAGACAATGGTTATGCCAATGCATTTGCGGTGCCAAGGTAATTTGCTTTGAGAACAATCTGACTCGATTTAAGAGTACATCTTGCACTTGTGTTACCAGAGCAAAACAAAGCCGCTCTGCCACTAAACACGGTCTACACAATACGACAGAGTGGAAATTGTGGACGGACATGAGGAAGCGGTGTTTTAACCGCAACCATGAAGCGTATGACAGATACGGTGGCCGAGGCATAACCGTCGATCCATCATGGGATTCCTTCCCACAATTTTTGTCTGACATGGGCAAGCGGCCGTCACCGCAGCACCAGATCGACAGACGAAACAACGATGGTCCATACTGCAAAGACAACTGCCGATGGGCTACTCGCATTGAGCAAGCAAACAATAAGCGAAACAACACTGTTCTTATCTTTTCTGGAAAATCAATGACAATCGCACAATGGGCACGCGAAACAGGACTGAACCAAGACATAATTAGCTTCAGAATCTCGCGCATGAAGTGGTCAGTGGAAAAAACGCTAACCACACCGCATCGTGGATGGGGACCTGGGAAACGGCGTGGCTCAATCGTCATTGTGGCACCACGCCATAAAGCGGCGCCGGATTGAACGGCGTAGCCGAAATCAGGTTGTAGAGCGGGATCGAGGTAAACAAAGCCAAACGCGCCGTACCATTCGCAACCTGCCCGGTCGGCGTCGCCGATGGGCCACGAGCGCTCGGTTGGAACGTGCCGCGTACATCGCCTGTGGTGCTGGTAGCCGGATTTGTCAGATCGGCCTTGGTCCATGTGCCAGTCGTTGCTGGTCCGGCTGCAGTAATGAACGAGCCGTTCCAAAATTCGTTCGTGTACTCCCACCGATCTGTCCTGACGACAAAACCGAACAAGTCCGACGTGCCGACAGAGTAGGTGTGGCCAGCGTCAGTGGCCTGCGGAACAACCGCCTGGATGTATTTCCAAGTCTTCTTTCCATACACAGCGGTCGCACCGTTTGCGACGATGTTTTCCGTCTGCGGCTGATTATAAATGTCCCACCCTTGGATTTGCAGGGTAGCCGTACCGCCGGCTGTGGCCACGATGCCGACGCCACGAGCAATCGACTGCTTCGGATCGAGGAAGCCACCAATGCCGCCGGCAAGATACGGGAAGGCACCGGTAGGCGTGGGATTTCCCAGCCAAGAGCTGTTCGGAATGTTGGCCGTGCCAACCATCTGCGTGGTTGTCGTCTGAGTCGGGGCCGCCGACAGCGTAATAGTCGTGCCGCTCACCGACACCACATAGCAAATCAGCGCGCTCGCGCCGGCCGCAATCGCGTTCGGCAGCACGAGCCATTGCCCAGGATAGAAGTTTGAGGCAGCCGCCAAACTCGATGCAGTCGCGGTGACGGTACCATTGATGCTGAACGTGTCATTGGCGGCATTGGTAGCCGCCGCCATGAACCCGAAATCAAGCGCAATGTTCGCGAGCACAAGCGTATTCGACTGAAACGGATAGAACGGCACCGCCGTCGAAATGCCCGCCGAGGCCGCAGCCAGAACCATCGGCGTGCCGCTCACAAGGGCAGCGGCCGCAGCGATGTTGACGGGCGTAGCCGCACTCGCTGCCGGAACCGCATCGCACGAAAGAATGTACGGGCTATTGAGGTGGGCGTAGACGATACCTTGGCGACCGGCGCCATAGTCCTTTTGGACATAGTAGCGGCAATCAAGGATGCCATCGCCCTGATAGCTCAGACTCGGCCCCGCATCGGTGTTGAACTCCGAGGTTCCAACAGGAACCGGAGTATTGGTGCCCGAGGTGAACGGCACCAAGAGTTGCCCAGCACTGACGAACGGGCCGGAATTGATAGTTGCGCTCATCGGTCAGGCTCCGATCCGGGAGTTGCACTCATCGGTCAGACTCCAAACCTCGCGATGCGTCGGCATCGGAAGAATGGGCGGCTTCATCTCTGTCCAACGTCCACGCAGCTATAATTCCAGAGATCGTATCCGGCCCCTTTACGTGGAAAGGGACTCCATGATGATTATACACAGTCAGACTATCATAGCGACCGCCACGAATATCAGACGTGTACAGTTCAATTCGCACCGACCCACCGTCGATGGATGGCAACTGGCCATCACGATGGTGATCAAAAGTCGTGCAGCGGCCAAAGTGCTCTATCTCGCCAAGAAGCCTAGCAACACGAGCCTCGGCTACTGTTCGAAATCTACCAAGATCGAAGACAAGACCGTGTATCTCTATTCGCGCCCTAAATTTGTTGCCATGAGGATAAATGCCAGGGAATCCGCTGCTGCTGCGGTAATGCAACGGCTTGTTGTGGCTGTTGTCGCTTTTGCTAACATCCCTCAAATTCGACCAACGATTGTCATCGCGAACACGATTTACATGATCTATTTCGTGCTGCGGCCATTCGCCGGTCATGTAAAACCACGCCAAGTGATGCTCAAGATAGCGCTTGTAATCCAACCCAATGTGCCGATAACCAGCACCGTGACGACCACCAGCCCTATCCCCAACGTCATGCAAAGCTGACGACAACTTCCAGCTAAACAAGCCAGTCTCAGGACTATAATCCAAGCACTCTTTCAACCTCTCCAAGGTCAACACTGTTGCCTTGATGTCTTTGCCCTTCCGATTAAGTTCCTCAATATTCGAAATCCTCAAATCGGTAGGGTCGGCATTGACGTACCTAACGCGCCGAGGCCATTTGCCGTGGATATAAAACCACGCCAGAGGTCCGCCGCTAAAGCTATGTCCATCAACAGCAATCATCACGTTGCCAAGTTCTGTCACTCTGCCAGCGCCAACCGCACCGTATTTCCTGTGGCCACTCCAAGACCATGTCCTGCCAGGAGCTTTGCGCGTAAATGCTCCCGTCTGAGGATCATAGTCAAACAGCTCCTTAAGCCTTTCGCGCGTCGGCCGACCTTGTTTCTTTCTCATCTCCAATGGCTCCATCTATTGATGGACGCCAGTTAAGCCATTAAAACATCTTTGTCAAGTAAAATACGTACCGCTTTTGGGAGGCACCACAACCGACATACCATGGTCTATTTGGACTTTCTTTGCCGCCCTAGTTTTCCGACACTATTTTAGTGGCACCACTTGTCACCGTTCGCCACAGTTAAGTGATTGATGCCATTACGATGTTGGCGTCGAGCCCCACAAACTGCGCGGGTCGTTGTAGTTGTACGAGTAGCGTTCCCAGCCCTTGACAAGTAAGTTATCCGTCGTAAAATCGACTTGCATGTCGATCTCGAACGGCTCGCGTTCGAGGTAGAGCAAGCCCGGCTGGTCCGTCTTGATGTACCAGGGGAAGGGCGACGTGAAGAAGACGTTCTTCACATATTCGCTGATACCGCCGGCAACGGACGGAATGACGTTCGGATCGTTGTCCGCGGTGCCTGGGCGAAGCTCGGCGCGGATGAGGCGAATCGCGACGGGCTCGTTGTTCGGGTGGATGACGAGCACCTTGCCCGTGGCCATCATACGGAGGCCGGCGTTGTCGTAGAGGCCGGTCTGGATGGCGATCATGCCATTGAGCAAGGTGGTCTCGTTGAGGTCCACTTGAGTCGTTGGCGTATTTGCCCAGGTCGCGGGACCAGACCCGCCGGCTGGCAGCGGATGCGCGGTATTCAACAGGGACACACCATCGCCACCGACCGTAGTGTCGAATGTGGTTGCGTTGTTGAAGACGGCTGCGGCGTAGATTTCCTTGGTCTGCGCAAAGCTGCGCTGCAAACCGAGATTCGACGGCCGGAATTGCGCCTTGTAGAGGTTGTCGCTGATCGTGTTGCGGGTGATCGCGTAACCAAGGCCGATGCCGGTGTGAAGCTGGTTGTAGACGAAAGCCTCGCCAGCGTTGTTGTCGAACGCCGTCTGGCCACCGTCAGTCTTGAGCTGCGCGAGCGGCAGGAAGCGCATCGACGCGGTGCGCTCTTGGCTGAGTTCCGACTTGCCCTGGTCGAACAGCTTTGGCCAGATGGCAGGCCATTGCTTGTACTCTCCGACCACGCCACGAAGGCCAGGAAGGAGAAGATCGCGGATTGCGGCGACGTTGATAGCCATGGATCAGACTCCGAACAGCGACCTGCCAAGCAAGTTGTTGAAGGACACGACCACGTAGTTGTTCGCTGTCGTGATGTCGGAGCCGTTCGCAGTGGGCGGCGTAGTAATCAGATTCATCACCTTGAACGGAAACGTGTTCGTTGTCGTTGGCGTGTCCAACGACATACCGGAAATTCCAGTTGTAGTGTTCCCGGTAGGAGCAGCAGACGGGATGTCGGCAGTTGCCCCAATGCTCGTGTAGTTGATCGGCCCGGCATTGGCCTGAACAACCCACTGGGCTGCCGGATCATCGACGACGTACGCCGTCACATCGCCGGTCGCATCGCTCCCTGGCCAGTAACGGTTCCAGACCGTCTTTTGCTGACCGGTCGAGAAGTACTGGCAACCGACAAAGATGCCGGCCAGTATCTTTGCAGCCGTGGCGCCATCTCCATGAGTCCATTGCTCTATGAATCCTGATGGTCCGGTTGTGTTCATGCGAACAGCATCGCCGAAGAAGATCGCCGTGGCATACCCTGCCGCGATGCGGTACGGAGGATTAGAGTTGAACGCAAAGTTGGGCGGCCCCGAGGCTACACCCCACCTGCGAAATCCGAAGAAACCAGCAGTGTTCGCCATCGTTGACCTCAGCAGCTCGGTTCGCGCACACGCGACACCAAACAGAATCAGCCTGTGGTTTAGGATGGAAGCTTTATGAACCCGACGCGGCGGGCCTTGGCATCCGGGCAACCAGCGCGGTCAACCCCTCTGACACATCTCGTGGTGCGTCAGGAACTGCGGCATACTACAGGATGTTTTTAGGAACATACAATGGGGCAATGGCTTGACTACTTTAGACAATCAACTCCTAACACTCAACAGAGCCTTTAATAGCGTTGAATACAAATCCAACCGATTCATCTGCATCTGAACAAGTTCCCGAGCATACGCTACATGCGCCTTCGTTTTACTTACACCAGGGTAGGTTACTTGAGCCGCGTCTTGCTGATCAAAACTAAGGTGCACACGTGCCGGGACTGTAATAATGACAGTCCCACTACCGCCATCCTCCTCCGTTGCGTCGTCAACATTAAGAATTTTGTCGAGCCAAAGGCGATCAGACTCCGTCTTGTATCTAAAATCCGAAAACCCTTCTCCTTCTCCATCTAGGATTCGTTTCAGTGTGGCCATCGTGTCCAGAAACAGCTTCCTAGATTCTTCTTTGGCCTTCTCGGTAAGTTCAATGGGCCGCTGCATTAGAATCATGCCGCCACTAATGATGTGGGGACCATGATGTTCAGGCGACACTAAACTTGGTTGGTCTTTGGGGCTTACAGGCTCCCATCCCCTCTGCCTTAGCGAGGCTAAGTCGGATGGGTCATGATCACCCATGACAGACCAACGTTTCCACTCGTAACTCAAACCTTCAGGAATACGATCAGACGGAATCTCAAATGTCATAAAGTCTTCCTCACGCCGTCGCCATCAACACCCGCTGATCCCGCATCGGCTTTTCATCCGCCAAGGCGTCAATGATCACGGCACGCATGTACGACGATGCGGCTACGCCGTGGCACTGCGCAACGTATTTGAGCGCATCGTAGTCGCCATCCGTCAACCATGTGGTGACGGGGTGCTTGAGGCGCTTTGGTTCAGGCTTCTTACGGGACATGACCCAGTCCTCGGATGCGGCTGAACGCTCAGTCCTCGACGACCATCCGGCCAATCTCTTTCACGATCTTGGGCTTCACGAGATCGCGGCTGAGAGTGTCTTTGGGGGTGATGCCGAGACGCTGTTCCTGGAAGGATATCTGCGCTTGAGCAGCCTGCCGCGCTTCGCGCTTCGCCTCCTCCGTCAACTCCATCGGCCTTTCCATGAGGATCATGCCGCCTTTGAGGATGTACGGATCGTTATAGCCGGGCGGAACCCAATTGGGGTGACGCTTGGGATCGACAGGCTCCCAACCCTGGTCACGCATCGAGGCGATGTAGAACGGGTCCTGCGCGCCGACGTTGCTCCAACGCTTCCACTCGTAGCTCGACCCTTCCGGGATTTGATCCATCGGAAGCTCGAACGGATTGTCCTGGCCAGCACCACCGCGGCGGCGCCTGATGCGCTGGACGTGCGCGTGCACAGGATCGTGCTGGGGCTCCGGGCCGGCGGCTTTGTGCTCGGGGACGTGCTGTGTGCCGCGACTTGGCGCGATCGGCGCCGCTGGCGCTCCCTGTGGGCGCTTACCTGGCTGTGCTTGGTTCATTTACGGTCACGCTCCCATCTGTATTGATCCAAACCTTGCGATCATCCTCACTGTTGAGGATGGCTTCCAATTCAGCGATCGTTGGTGGGGTTGTTGGTTGTAGCCGGACGTTACCTGAGTTAATCGTGCCATATCCAGCATGGACAAACTCAACACGCTTAACCGTCACGCCGTCAGCATGATACTCAATGGCCTTGACGCTCGGGCACATCGGCCCATGGATCATGCCGCACCAACGGCACTTGCCTATTTCAGTAACCGCTGTCGTACTCAATGTGTCAGCCTCCCGATCTTGCCTTCCTTCTGCGCCTCGATCAGTTCCTTGGCGTAGAGAGCGTAGGCTTCCTTCGTTGACTTGTGCGGGTAACTGATGCGCGCGGCCTCTTGCTGATCCCTGTTCAGCGTAACTCGCGTTGGCGACCTCGGCGATTCGCCGGGTGTCTCGCTGCGACTGACCGGCGCCGATGGCGACGCAGGACGCGTTCGCGCCGCTCTGCTTTCAGGCACAACGCCTCCTTTGTTGTTGTTCGTCGCGGCAGTAGTTTCGGCCGCCTTGCGATGACCAGTGTGTTCCTCGATCGTGCGGAAGTAATCTTCCGAGTTGAGCGCATAGCCCTTGGCCAGCGCATCGTGGTGACCAGCCATCATCATGTTGTGTTTCTTCTGGTCGCCACCGAGTTCGAGGACTGCACCATCTGGCGTCCGAACGCGCGGCGGCAAACACTCGGGATGCGAGCGTAGCCAGTTCTGCGCCTGTAGATCATAGCCAGACAGATATGCTTCGACCACGTTCTGACGTGACGGCGCGGTGGATTCGACAGGGCCGCCGGTATCGCGCGATGGCATAGCCCGTTTCGTCTTACCCGACTCGTAGTCGGCCTTCTGCGCTTCCAGCCTGTCAAGCTTCGACGTGGCCTTGCCGAGCGCAACTTGTGCCTCTGTTGCCTTGGCGAACTCGCCGTCTTCCATCGCCTTCTGGAAGGCCGAACCATAAGACGCGACTTCTCGCGTTGCAGCCTCAATGCCGTGCGTGATGACAGCTATCTCGCTGGTCTCAGCTCGCTCTACCGCGGCTTGCGCTTCGGCCTCACGCTGCGCGGCTCGCCTCTCGGCATCCTCACGCCGAGAGCGCTCAGACGCCGCTGTAGCCTCAGCAGCTCGCTTAGCTTCTTCCGCAGTTCGGATCGCTTGTGCGAGAGCTTCGCTGGCATCTTCCTTGAGCGCATCGGCGGCCTCTTCCTGTCTGTCGGCAAGCGCCGCTGCGGCTTCGCCTTTGTCCCCGGTCTGATCGCCGCCGCCATCATCTGGCAAGTCGATAACAACCTCGGCGTCGTCTTCAAGTTCAACAGTTTCGTTTTCGGCCATCGCTTAGCTTCCTTGATCTAACCATGCCCATGTTGTGCCACGTAAAATGTGATAGATAGCGCCGGCAGACATCGAATAATCTTCGGCAATTTCATAACAGCCGAGTCCAGCCGCCAACAGTCCCCGAATGTTACGAACATCTCTTTCAGAGAGCTTGGCAGAGCCGCATTTCTCGCCACGATTGTGCGTTCCGTGCTCCAATCTGTCAGCTTGATTTTCAACTCTCGTAGCCCACCGAAGGTGCTTTGTATTGCAACAAGCCAACTTCTGACCATTACCGCACGAATGAGCCGCCTCATGTTTTGGCGTCGGCTCATTACCATGCGCCTTTCTACACACAAACCTCGTAAGAGGAATGAGCTTTCCTTCTTCATCACGAATGTATGGCTTGTATTTTTTGCTGTATGGCCAAAACAGACAATTGTCACCCTCATAGGCAAGGGCCTGCTCAATAAATCTCCTCGTTTTCCTAGTTGCAACATAACTTGGGGCACCGTATCGCCGCTTGCGGAGATAGTGAGAATTACACAGACCTTTACAGATCGTAGGCTTGCCACATCCGCCGACTGCACATAACTTCTCTGTAGCCATCGATCACTCCATTGATCGCTTTGGTTAGGGGCCGCAGAACGTTACAGCGTTCTTGTGGCCCCGAAGATTTACCACACCGAATCAGGCGATGGTATAGAAAGCACCACGTCTTGGTCTCTAATGATCCGGCACAGTTGCCCATTTATTACGATCTTGCGACCATCGCTAACCCAAATCGACACCCAGTCGCCAACTCCGACCTTCTGTTCTGGGTGAAAGGTGACATGCTCGTCAGACACAAAGGCGGTTGGTCCAAGAGCCAAGACCAGCGCTGCTTTGCCTTGCATGGAATCTTCATTACGCGTCGAATCCGGTAGATGGATGCCGCTCTTCGTCTTCTCCGGCCTCTCGTACACGCCGAGCAATACGTCGTTGCGCAAGAGCTTGAAACCAGGAAGTTCTCCCAGCTTCTTCATCCCGATCTTCTTGTAAATCACCTGACGAGGATCGTTCTCGTGTTCCATCAGCATAAACGGCATTAGAGTTCATCTCCCTCTTTCGGACTACCGTAACGCGTTTCCTCGATTTGTTGACACATGGCCAGGACCGCATTGAATCCCGTTATCTCACCGACTCGCTTCTGGTAAGCCGAGTAATCAGCGGCGGCGCCAGCCGCCAAGTTCGTCATGCGACTGGCGATCTCCTCGCTGATCATCCGATGCAGTGCGATGTGGAACGAGTCGATCATACCTTTACCAACGGGAACGCTATGCCAAGACGACGCACCGTAGCGCCAAGCGGCTCTCGCTTATTCCATGGCCTGAAGTTCAGTAACTCGCATGGATCAAGTTCTCCCCAATCTCCTTCGAAACAAACGGCACGGTCGTCAATTGTCAAAAAAGCGGCCGGTTTCTGTGTTGGGAATTTGAACGCAGCGACGAATTGACGTGCAAAATCGAGATCGCCCCATTCATGCGCCGCGTGAGTTTCGAGCCATGACTGCATGGCAGAAACGCCAGCAGATGATTTGGAGCGACTACTGTAAATCTGCACGTCCCACCATTCCGTCGCTGCCCACAGCCAACGCAAAGCTCCAGGCACAGGTGGATCGGAAATGGTAGCTTCATCAGTCCACTTGCTGGTGTAGCTGTGAATTACACCATCAAAGTCGCAACAGAGGATCGGTTTGCTCATATCGTGCCAACCGCCTCCGGCTTCTGAAGCGGCGGCGCCTTCTTGCCCATCTTCTCCAGCCGGCCCATGCCGCTGTGGCCACCGAAATGCTGGTGTTTCCCACCAGGGAGAACGCCACCACTCGCGCGATGGTGGGCATGATCGGCCGGCTTCAAGCCTTCCTCTTTGAGCACCTTCTTGATCAAGCCGCGATCTTCCTTGGCATCGCCGTGGACGCGACCGCCGCGCTTGCGCACCGGCAAGCCGGGCGGCATTCCACCGGGCGGTGGCATCGCGCCTGGAGGTAGGCCAGGAGGCGGCATGCCTGGGGGCATGCCAGGGTGCATCGCGCCGGGTGGCGGCATACCGGGCGGCAAGCCGGGAGGCACGCCAGCGCCCATAGGAGGCCGTGGAGGCGGCATCGGCGGTCCACCAGCCGGCGGCATAGGCGGCGGACCACCCCCGCCACCACCCGCCTGTGGAGCCACAATGACGTTGACGTGGGTATGGCCCTTGCCCTTGCCGGCACGGCCACCCTTGGCCCTTGCGAGCACGGAGCCGCCGTCGCGATGCTTTGGAGGATTCGACTTCATCGGACGGCGTGCAATGCGATCATTGCGAACGCGCGGATTGCTGACATCGGCCCCAAAGCCGATGTCACCCTCCGGCCCGTTCATCTTGAGCCGATTGCTCTCGCCGGGCACATTGTCTTTCGATGCAGCACCATAATTGCGCGTGAGGCGGTGAAGCTTGGCAGAAGCGCCGTCACTTGCTTCTTTTTTGTTCGGATGCGCCATCGTCGCTCTCCTTATTGCCACTCTCGTTCTGGGGAGACACATCTTTCCCGTTTGGAACGTCACGATACCGGTATCGACCCTCGACTTCACCAGACCCCAATGCTTTCGGCAAAAACGCTGCTTGAACAGCCATCATTCCCTCCTAACGGGCAACGGTGCCACGTCTTCCGGCGTCTTCGTCGCGAAGTCGGTCTCAGGGACCGGCGACTCTTGCTGATACGGCCGATGCTCTTTTGCTTCGGCCTCTTTCATCCGATCGATGAACTTAGGTGCGTGCTTGTAGCTCGCCTCGGGAACTGGATAGGTCATGGAAACGGCCTCCACTTTTCACGCACTACAGACGGCGCTTCATCATGGTAGCGCTGTGTCGCGTCAGCCAGCACTCCGTAAAGGTCTGCTTGCCGTTTGTGCTCCACACTTTGGTCCAAACCAGAGCGCGCACGAGACTCATGTTCCTCTGCTCGATTCCGTTGATTGGCAACAATCGCCAGAGGATTCGCGTCCTCATGCTCTCTCAGCCAATTCAGTTGAAAGGTCACTTCATCAACCTCTTTCGCAGGCTCGATCATCGTCCACCTATGAATTGGGCCAACCGGCCATGCCATGGTATACGACCAGGACAACGATGCTGATGATCAACGAGATATTGACCGCACGCGGCAACATAGATGGCCTGAAGCCAAGGTGCCTTGCCAGCCCCATGCTTCTTTCGTCTCTGGGATCTGAGCAACCTGAAAAATGTCACCCACCCCAAACGCCACTTGTGAGGCTGCGATGGAAGGCCGTAAATCTCATAGCTCACGGCGCAACTCCCTCTTTCGGCTGCATCGCACGATCGTGCTGACGCTGCATGTCGGCCTGCGCGGCATCATGCTGGCGCTGCGCATCGCTCTGTAGCGCCTCGTGCTGACGATCTAAGCCGCCCTGGACGTGCTCGTGCTGCTTGGCCACACCATCTTGTGCCATCTCATGCTGACGACGCAAGCCCTCGTTTACCAATTGGAACCGCCGATCCGCAACACCCTCTGCCGCCGTAGCGCGACTTTGCTGCGTGGCAAGCGCCAACTTGTGCAACCGATCAACCGACTTTTGCTGGTTGTTGAACGCCATATCACGGCTAGCGCGATCCTGGTCTGACTGGTGAATGACGAGTTCGCGCGACACACCAAGCTGCGCGATGCGCTCTTTCGAGGCGAGTTCGGCCTGACTTGCCTGCGCTTGAGCCGTCGCATCGGCGGCCTTCGTCTGAGCTTCCTGAATGCGCGCCTGGGCCGCGAGCATCGTTGCCTGGGCCGTCATTTCCTCTGGGCTCGGCGGCTGCGATCCAGGCGCGGGCGGCGGCCGGAAGAACTGGTCGCCGTCGTCAATTCCCATCACCTGGAACGCAAACTGATCGACCTTGTTCATGTCGATCTGCGGGTTGGTCTGCGCCATCTGACGCATAGCCACGACCTTCAGGTAGCGCTCGGTCTGGCTCGACGTGTTCGGATCGGCGCGCGGCACTAATTCACAGTCATTCAGTGCCGCAATGAACATAGAACGGTGCCGTTCCTCGGCCTGTTCCTGTTGTTCGGCAATCTGTTGCTGTCCGGTCTGCCGCATCAGCGCTTTCAGCACCTTGCTCTTCTTGTTATGACGCCAGAGCGCGGCAGGATCTTCCATCAGAAGCTCTTTCAGCATCCCGAACTCGACGCCCTGGCTATGATGCAAGCGCTTGTGCACCGCCGACATGAGCTTGGTTGCCTGCTCGATCATCGCAAGCGTAGTGCCAACCGGTGCGTCCTGCTTGCCCTCACCGATCTGAAGCTCCGCTGTGCCACCGACGCGCTGCGCCGTTTGCGCAATATTCTCAATAAGTTGGATGAAAACGGCGGAGGGGTCTTTGTACGGCAGAGGCATAACCGCGGTGCGGATGTCGTTTCCGGTCGTATCGACGGCAACGCCAGAACCGGGCGCAACGCGGAATTGATTGGTCAACTGCTTCGCAAACGCCTTGAGATACAAGAATCCGGGGAAGTTGGCGAACATGCCGGCGTCGATCATCAATCGCCATGAGGCCGTGACCGCCTTCGTTGCATTGCCGAGAATGTTGAGAAGGCCGATCCCGTAGAAGCCAAATCCGGGGATGAAGATGTACGCCACAATGCGATTGAGCGGCATACAGAACTCGTCATCCTCATCCCAGTTGCGGCGGATTTCGAGAATCTGACGTGACTCTTTGTCGATCACGACCTTGTACGGAAGCGGCAATCCTGTTGGCTCGCCATCAAGCTCGTGCTCGAAGCCAGGAATCTCGATCTCGCAGTAGCACTCGTAGAACTCGCGCTCTTGGTCATCAGGTTCGATGTAATTGGCCGGCGCGATGCCCTGAACCTGATTGATCTTGTTATCGACCGCATTGGCCATCACTGGCACCGATGATATCGGTGACAGATAGATGTCGCGATACGCGCCAACCAACTGCATGCGCTTGATCAGGCTCGGCCGCATCATGATGCGATGCGTAACGCGCCCACAACCATCAACGTCTGTCGCAGCGTTACTGACGATCAAATCCTTGGCATCAATGCTGGCGATGACCGGCCTGCGCTTGACGGGATCGTGGTAGCCCTTCTTGAAGGAAATACCGCAGAAACCGAGCATCAACAGCATGCGATCGGTGTCAGGAACGTACTCCTTGGCCGTCTTTGTCAGGTAGTGGTTGAGGTCTTTTTCGAGCGCTGTCGCCAACTGTGCCGCAAGCGAATTGCCCTCGCCGTCATTACGCACTTTGACCGGCCCGTCGCTCGGCAACAACTCGCCGCGGGCGTTGGCCTGGAAGCGAAGCACGGCCTCAAGCAACAGAGGGTGATCGACGGTAGACGTTCCCTCTTGCGGATTGCCACCGGACGCAGCGGCGCCACGAGGCTGCTTCACCTCAAGGCCAAGAAGGGAAATGCCATTGGAGAGATTGTCGAGCCACTTGGATCGACTCTGGTCGTCCTGCTCGATGCCGAGGAGGAGCTTTTCGGCTATCTGCGATAGCGTACCGTCGGTTAGGTGCTCGGCGAGATTGGCGTTGAACTTATCGGCGTCGCCGGCCTTTCCTGACTTGAGCGGCGGCGGACCAAGACTGACCTCTAGCGAGCCGTCCGCCAATGGGACTTGCGTCGTACCGGTGTCAGCGTCGAACCCATTGTCTTCATCGCCACCAAGCGCAACAACAACATCATTCGACCCGCCCGCAGAGAACGGGGACGCTGGCGCGGGCTTCCGGTAATTGCCGCGGAGGTCAAGCGGGAACACATTGGCCATCGGGTAGGACCATACCCGACAGCTTAAGCCGTTAGAAGATCATTACCTTTAGCTATTATCTGACTACTTTAGCAAATCATCCCTGCGCGGTTGCCGCACTCACCTTCCGGCGGTGCCGTAGTCCGCACGCTGATCGCTGCCGAGACAACGCTCGATCACGCTGACCTCGCCAGACCCGAATTGCGCAATTGTTTGCTCGGCCATTTCCCTGATCGACTTCTCGAAAGCCTTGCGAGCCTCTATGTCGCGTACCGTTGTCGTGGCCATCGCCTCAAACCTTCGTATGCTTGAACTTGCCGCGGATCGTGCCGGCGTAGTGTCCACCCTTCGACTTCGCCGCCATCAGGCCGTCGTAGGCTTCCTGTGGAACGTCGTGGTGCTGGTAGATGCCGCCGTTCTTGAACTCCACCTCGACCGTCTGAGACTCGGCGTCATAGCCTATGCTTTTGATGTTGCTTGACACCACATCCTTACGTTCCATTCAATCCTCCGCTCGCAACGGGTGCAACCGCCAAACGTCCGGCGGACCAACGTTATACAACTCAAAGCACAACCCTGGCTGATATGCAACGACGCAACCACTAACCTGACGGACAAATTCCGGTTGGAATGTCAACATCTCGCAAAAAATAGATCCAGCAAGATTTGTCGGCCTTGGACTCCAAGACCTATCGTTCGGATCGCACCAGCAAATCCGATGCGGATCAGGCTTACGCTGGACCATGTCGAACCCAAAGCTAAAAATGTACCCATCGAAAGCCTCAAACAGCTTCATCTAATCCTCCACAACTGCCTGATGCTCTGGGAACAGCTTCACCTCAACGGGATGTGCAGACTTGGGGAAGACGTGCACCACCCCCGGGACATGAGAAGCCTTCGTCTCGGCATCGGCCACATCGGTGGCCTCAACATCAACGAAAGCCTCAATCTTGCGCATGACCCTTACGCGCCAAGGCTTAGGGCGAATTGCCATATCGCAATAGATGGCACCATTCACGCGCCAGGTCAATGGCATGGTGGCGCGTCCGGGTGACGATCCCGGCTCATGGCCTTATGAGAGCCATCATATACCGTTTTCATATGGCGATCTCCCTTCGAACTCCGACTAGTTGGCGCGCACGGGAGGAGTTGCCCCCCCATCTTCCTTCCTGTTACCTTTGTCTCGGTTCGTAGCCGAGGGGGATACGTGCGCATCACGCCTCTCTTGTCTCTCAGCGTTTGCAAGAACGCCGATAATAATCGCCATGCCAAGCATAAACGCTAGCAATGACAGCGGACCATAAGCCAGTTCTGGACACATCGTTTGCTTCCCTTATTAATTGGGATTTATATACATGAGTCCATCGGCTCGTCAAGACTGGCATATCAAGCCACATTCGGCGTCATGCTCAACCGTAAGCGGTCCAAAGAGGTCGGGTGATCGATGAACCTCGGCCTCCAAATCCGCGTAGCTGTCTCGGCGGTCAAACCAGCCGTTGACGGATTGCTCGGCATCTTTCCACCACTGCACGGCACCGGGCCGTCGCCGTATCAATTCTTTCCGACAGCCTCGCGACTTGAGAAAGCAAAGATCGCAATTGCCTTCTCCGGGTTCCAAGGCGAGGTCGAAAGGCTGCGCGCCCCAAAATCTGAGAACGTCGGGTTCCGTCACCTTCGCTTTAGACATCGGCGCAATGCACTGGCGACCGTCCCGCTCGTTCCGTTCAAGCATCTTGAAGATGCGAAGACCTTCATCGTAACGAAGCCCTATGACCACGGTATAGGTGCATGGAGCCCAGCCGCGCGATGTCATGAACGCATCCATGGCGCGGACCTTCAAGAACTCCGTACAGAAACGAGCCTGCCAATTGGGCGGCATTTTCTTCTTGGCGATCAGAGCGCCAAACGGCTCGCCACGCCTACTGGCCGAGTTGTATCCGACTTCCTCGAAGCCTTCCGCCGTATCGCGCCATTCAACCCAATGGATTTTCACCCCCCAATTAGTTCCGCAGTCATGGACGAATCGAAGCGTTTCCTCGCGCTCTTTGCCAGTATTCGCAAAGAGCGGCAGCACGTAATCCGGCAGTGTGCCGCCATGGGCATCGACGATTTTCCGCAGCATGAATCCGCTTGTGCGTCCTCCCGAAAAAGACACACACGCGCGCGCGCCAAGAAAATACGGATTATCCACCGGACGGTTCCTTGTATGTCAGCCGCTTGCCAGCAACGCCGTCAACGAAACTGTCGAGGCGGTCCAACGTATGCCGCGCCACATTGCCTTCGTTCAAGCGGAAGGCAAATTCATCGACATAGCGGCCGAGGTGCTTCGGCGTGACATGGTGATAGACGCCAACAAGCCCGCGTTTCAGAACCGCGAACACGCTCTCAATCGAGTTGGTGGTCACGCCGTCGCGAACAAATTCGCCCGCGCTGTGATTGATGCTTTCGTGCTTGAAGAACAGTCCGCCGATATCCCGGTAAGCGCCATGCTCATCGGTGTGGAGCATCGAGCCGACTGCGGCGTTTTGCACGATCACGTCTTGGATTGTCTGTGCGTCCGTGTTGGCGAGCGTGAACGCCTTGGTCCGCCCCCCGCGCTCGCGCATCCCCAGGACGGCCGTCTTGCCTACCGCGCCGCGCCCAGCTTTCAGCTTCTTGTGTTCGTGCTTGTTGGCCTCGATCCCGCCGACATAGGTTTCATCAATTTCGATCAGCCCTTGAAGCATAGTCAAGTCACCGCCGCACGCTTCTCGCAGGCGGTGCAGAACGAACCAAGCCGACTTTTGCGTGATCCCGATTTCCTTGGCGAGTTGCATGGACGATATGCCCTTGCGGGCCGTCACAAGCAGGTACATGGCGTAAAGCCATTTGTGCAACGGGACATGGCTACGCTCGAAAATCGTCCCAGTGCGAACAGTGAAATCCTCCTTGCATTGGACGCACTGGTAAAAGCCCGGCTTGCCTGTCCTGACCGAAATGCGCTCGCCGAGACCGCAGACAGGACACTTGGGGCCGGCCGGCCACAACCGACCTTCAATGTAGACTCGCGCGGCTTCTTGGTCCGGGAACCTCTTGAACAGTTCGAACGTCGAAATGGTGGACTTGGACATGACCCGATCTCCCTCAATTTCTGGCGAAAATCTAGCCCGAAACGAGGATGGAGTCAAGTATATAAATCCCTATTAATTGGTGCCAGCTTGCAAGGCCTCGTCATCGTTTCGATCGATGCTCTCCGCGTCTTCAGCGCGGCGCTTTCACCAGATTAGCTTACGAGGCGTATTATTTATCAAGCCCCAGCGCTGCCGTGACCTGCCCCGGCGTCTCACAGACAGAGATGCACGAGCCTTGGGGAGACATGATCTCGGTTCTCGGGCCGTAGGAAGACTTAGGGTAGAACGTCATCGCAAAGACATGCGATGCCACGATATCTACCATGAACGGTGACTCGCCGGGCTCAAGCGTAATGCCCCATCTTGTGAACTTGGCAATCTTCGCCATTTTGGCTTCCTCAGAATTGGTGGGCGAGGGATGGATTCGAACCTCCGAACCCCGAAGGGACTTGATTTACAGTCAAGCTGCTTTGGCCGCTTGCATACTCGCCCTAGACTTGGAAGCGGGAGGCGGACTCGAACCGCCGACCTTTCGGTTATGAGCCGAACGAGCTGCCGCTGCTCCACCCCGCATCAAACTTTCCAAGGTTCATCAGAACAATCGAACACAAACCGCTCGATCGCATCGGCGGCTAAGTGTGGATCAGACGGATGGTATGACGCAAACAAATCCACAATCCCGTTGTCGCATGCAACCCAACCACCTCTTATCTTCGCGTATGTTTCCCAAGACAGCCGTCGTCTCAAATGCCCTGCAATGCAGCATGACGCTCCGCACCGGTAACCTAACCGAGTCTGATTATAGTCTTCCGGCGGCACAGCGCCGCTGCGCAAGTCTCGTGCAAGAGCCAACATTTCCAGACACGCCTCATCGCCTATTAGGGCAAGGGACTTGGGATGAATTTGCCGAACACCCTGATCTTGCCTACCGCTCATCTGACACATCCCTGTTAAACTGGCATTGGGACAATGCTAAGCTACGTGACAAATAGTGTCAAGTGACATACATCTTCGATAGATGACGCACTACCTGGATAAGACTGTCGTCAGCCAGAATGCCGGGCTTCTTGAGTGTCTTGCCATCCAGCGCTTGCTCAAGGGCAAGGTACAAGTTCCCGAGGTCCGGGCTGGATGGATTCACAAACACCACCGACAACTCTATCGGGTAGTCGATCGGCAATGGCTCGCCCAGCTTCATGAACGCCGGACGTAGCTTCTCCCGGTATTGCTGGATCACCACACGATGCATCCTCCTGTGAGGGGCGCTGTGGATGTAGAGGCGGAAGAGTGGTGGGCCAGATTGCTCGACTTTCTGGGCTATCACTTTCATGCTTTGCCTGTTTGCGTAGGCGGGCGCCACTGGCCCGAAAAGGGCATAAGAACGAACACAAGCTGCGTCGGATCGGGGTTTCGACACCCCACCTCTGTCGAGGCTACATTCGGTAACCGAACACAAGGGGCTCGTTCTATCGAAGAGGGCGAACACAAAGCGGCGATCGGTTCATTATCATGGGATAACCGAATGCCTGGGGCTCGCCCGTATTGGTGACGCATTGAGTCGTGGGCACTTTTGCCCGAGTAGGACGCAGCTAGCACGGCCGATCTTCCAATGTGCTATTATGGAGCCCTTGCCGAGGAGTCAAACCCGGTTATCGCCCTTACAAGGGGCGCGCATCATCACCAATGCTTCAGGGGCATTCTTTCCCATCCTCGCCACGACGAGAATGGTCCGACTTCGCGTAATGATAGAACAACTGGTACAGGCCGCGGTCGGCCGAGTACGTCAGTTCCATGAACTTCTGATCCCACGGACGACGCCAGCCTAACGCTCGCGCGAGTCTGCGCCAGACTGGAACGTGCCGGCGAATCTCGCTTAACGCATAATAGTGGCACCGATTGTGATTACGGATGCGATCCATGAACGGACCTTCGCCCTTGGCGTAGCCGAGCAATGAACCCATCGGAGCCCTCGCCGGAGCTTGAAGCCGGTTATCTGCCTTACGAGAGCAGCGCATCACCGTCAATGCTTCGAGGGCGTAAATGAACTACAACCCGACGCGCTTACATCCGGCGCCGTAGGGCAGTTCTGATCGTGGATTCGCAGGATAGTGTGGAAGGTAGAGGCGAAGCCCGGTCTTCTCTGCCCTGATCGGCAGAGGCGTTCTGCCGTTTAACTCTGTGACCTTGTTGTTGGTTGACTCCCCGAGATACAGAAACGTTCGCGCCAATTCGCCACCGGTCGATTTAACCGGTGGCGATACGCGGAAGCGGGGAACTCAGCAGACAGCAGCTTCTGGGCCTAGGAAGGCATGTACTACAGGTCGGAAGGCTTTGCAAGTGAGGCAGACCATGCTTCTGCCGATATGTGGCAACTGTCTTATGAGTGATCCCGAGCTGCGCTGCAATCGAACGGTCAGTGTGTTCGCCAGACCAAAGGTCCAGAAGACGAGAAACCACCTCACTTGCAATGGCTGTCATCAAAAATCACCTGGGGCGACTTGAGCGCAAGGAATCCCTCTGCTGCGCCAAAAGTCAACACAAACCTTTCTATCATCAAACACAAGTTGCGGCTCGTAGCCATCCGCCAGAAGCTGATCCAGCAACTCGCTCTTGACCTCATTGTCAGGGCGATGATCGCCATTCCCACGCATGTAGAGCCGATTGGAGAACCACAAATGCTCCATCAGCCACACCTCTGTTTTTTTGCGACACCGTTCGGCGCGGCCTGACACGAATACGACCGCATCACACCTATAAAGCGTCCTTGCCACCTCGATCATGTGCTGGATCGGCTTGTCCTCTGAACATGCGTCAAAGAACGCGTCCCAGTCTTTGGGCTCTTTCTGGATGAACGGCAGGCGATGCGTGATGTCGGCGAGCGTTCCATCAATGTCAAACACGTAACAGCGCATTGTCCTTCCTCACAGCACTTCATCCGGTGAACCGCCAAGCGGTGTGTCATGCGCAAGTGTCCTGCATCGTGAACACCATCGTTCACCAACGTGAGTGCACGCACCCCACGCGGACACCGGAATACTTGTGTGCATCACGCGAGCACCACACAGGCTAAAGAGATTCCTGGAGTGCGCAAGATGATAGTAAAACGTTCCAGAGATGCCTTCTGCGACCTCTAAGTCTGCCATATGTTCATCTCCCGCTGCTCCTCATCCTCACAAAGTCCTAGGCACTCCTCCGGCAACGGATATCATCTCCGCGCACGTAGCACATGACAGTCATCGCGATCTTGCCCAGCGTCAGAGTTCCAAGACTCGGAGCAGGCTTATGGATCTGCGCCTCCCGCACCGGACGAGGTCGCTGAACTTTCGTTGCAAGCTGACCGGGACGGTAAGTTGCTGGACTAAACTGGTAGGGCCAGAACCTGTAATTCATCGGCCCATCCATCCCGTACATGTGCAGTGTTTTTGTACTCCCTGTCGGCGGGATGTCCCACGCCGCCAGCTCCCCAGGCGCTTCAGCCAGACTGGAAAAGTGACTAAAGCACAGCAGACCACCCGCCGCCAGCGCCAGCACCACATAAACAAACACGATAGGCCGCCCAATCAAGCTCTTGATCATTTAAGTTCTCCTTGTCGTCGTTGACGTATAACAATAATGCCAGCACCAATCCACATCAGCATTAGGGCCAACATAACAAGTGCAGCGGTCTCATCTTGAGTCGCTATCACCACCGCACCCACACAGAGCGAGCCGACCATTCCGACCCAGGAAAGGAAAAGCCACATCATCCCCTCGCAAAGTCCGCCATCACAGCCGGCGCCGCAGAGTCGAACCCTACAACATCTAATGCACATCCGTCTTTCGGGTCCGCGATACTGAAGCCTGTGCTGGTCATAGCCACGGTGATCAGCTTGGCATTAATGCCACTCTTCCAGCGATAGTCACGCAACGCCTGCATGGGATGCACTGAGCCGGCCCATGTCTCCATATCCGTGAAAACGTAGAACACGTCAACCTTCAAGTCGTGCTGCCACGCGTAGACCATCGGCAGAGCACAGTCAGTGTTACCAAAGTTCTGCCTAGTCGTCTTCGCCAACACCGTTTCGAGGCTATCCTTTGCCGTGATGCCGAGATCACGGAAGTCCGTAGCAAAGCCACGAATCATCGTCCACGGCTCGGTGCGAACGGTGACCATGCACATAGCAGCAGCGGCTTCTGCAACACTCATGCTAGTGCCGCCGAATGGCGCACTCATGCTGCCGGACACATCAAGCCCAATGAGCGTGCGCTTGTTGGTCGGCACCACGTTGTCGAACGCCGCATAGAATGCGTCCTCAAGCGCTGCGATAATCGGCGCCGATGGCGACCATGTTCCACTGCCCTTGACGCCCCGCCCCGTCGCATAGACCGCCTTCGCCTGGAGCACCGTGAATGGATGCACGCGCGCCTTCTTCAAGGCATCACGATCCTTGATGCGCTCAACCGCAATGCGCTCGTGATCGGACAGCGGTGTGATGGCACCGATGCGTGTCATGTTGCCGAGATTGCGGATGAGGGCAGTCAAGCCCATCTTGGGCAGCATTGCCTGCCAGACCTCAGGCTTGGCGTTGGCCTCAGTCGGTAGCGCCTCCCACGGAAGATTGTGCCACTCGACACCCTGCACCCAAGTCTTGACATCCGTCGATGCCATCGCGGCACGATGCGCCTGAACAATGACAGGAAGGTTGTTCTCGTTAAATTCCTTCTCGCAGAGCCAACGGTACAGCGCCACCCTAGAGATCATCTCGTCAGCCCTCTTTGGACTTACGAGAGGTATTACAAAGTTGCGACCTTCGTTGACGACGCCCCCTGACGGATGCGCTGTCTGCAACAGCCGCTTGTGGCTATAGCCCTCACGCGATCGGTACTTGATCGCCTGATACGCTACAGCATCGACCGGCTTCTCATCGTACCACCGAGCCACGGCGCGCTTCAGCGTCCGGCCCCAGCCGCGACCAAGGGCACGGACTGCCGTCACGAACTGGAATAGATGCGTGCCGATGCGGCAAACCTGCGGCAAGGCCCCCAGAGCAAGCTGGCGCGTTCGCACGTCAGGCGAGGCTGCGCCGAGCGCCAGAGCGAAGATGGCAGGATCGTTCTTCGGTGCACGACCGCCATCCGAGATTTCCACAATACGCGCTACGGTGCGCGCGGAATCCAGCGCATAGCAGCGTTCAACGCACTTGGCGTTCTCTCGGGTGAGATCGGCGGCCTTCTGGTAGTACGTGCTGGAATCGCTGCCCAGAACCAGAAAGCGATCTAAACGCTTCCAGTCATCAATCTGGTAGACGTGCCCGCCGGCATTGTTGGGAACCTGCCGCTCGTCAAGTGGCTCTGACTGCGGAATTGGCTTGGTAATGTTGCCAAGTGAACTGGCCTCATAAGCAGGCCACCTTGGAATAGATCGCCATATTTCCATTTTAGTGGCCTTCAACAAGGCCCTCAAGAAGCTGTGAACACATGAGCGAAGATCGGGGTTGTAGTCTAATGCTCTACCAACTGAGCTACGCAGATTACTCCACGGTTGGACTCGAACCAACGACCGCTAGATAACCGAACTTCCTGGGGCTCACAGTTTCCCGAGGGCGAACACAAGATGTGCAATCGGACTGTCATCCACTGATAACCGACTGCGGCGGGGCTCGCCCACAGACAGACGTGTCGCACAACCCCTATATCTGTGTCAAGCCGGCTTTGTGGTTTTTTCAGTGGCTTTGGCAACGGCGACGCGACGTTCGTTGATTTCCTCAATCGTCACGCCGCCGTAACAGACGTTTTTTGCATCCAACAGCCTGTCGAGCGCCCATTCTAGCGCTGCAAGCAGGTCCGGCGCGGCGGCGATCAGCTTGGCGTTCTGCCAAGATGGACAAGTCTCACCATTTTGATCGCCTTCATAGCCTCTGGTCAGAACGCAAACCTCTGAACCGTCCGCATCCTTCACGGACACTGAGTGCGTCCAATGCATGCCGACCGAATCTTCGTCGGCGGTCCATGGTCCAGGTGCTAATGCATTCAATACAGTCATCGCCCCCCCTATCGGCATCTCGATACGCCACTTGCTGACGTATTCGTGGAACTCGCGCAGATCAGCGTCACCAATTGGCCCAGAGAACAACACCGTGATCGCACTGGACTTGTCTAGGTTTCTGTCGCGGATCACACCTATGACGTGGAGCGGAGCGTTGTCCGGCAGAATGTGAAGCCTAGCAGGCTTCGCCTCTCCCCGTGCGACGGAAAGCGCTTCGCGCAGACCCTCCGCGATCTTGTCGAATGCCTTCTTGCTCATTGTCGTGTGCTCCCGGCGTCATCCATCAATCAGCCCAACGATCATTGCACCTGTGAAGAATACACCGATCGCAAAGCCAATGGCGCCGGCCGCCCAGATGTCCATCACGCCGCTTGCCTCCAATCGGAGTCACGCGGATCAAGAGCGGACGGATAGCCTTCCACCACAGGAGACTCACCGTTCGGGCCGAACTGAAACGACTCGCAGAACAGCCGCCCTCGCGTAATGCGGTAGTCCAACCCGCCGCACGTCTGGCACGGATCATCCGCCGCTTCCTCGGCCTCCCACTCATCCATGCCGTTTGTTGGGACAACCACCACCTTCCTCTGCCTATACCCTGTCCCCTTACATGCGGGACACGCCTCGACGCGCTCGTGCTCTCGTCTAATCGCCTCAGCGGAAGGGCGGTCAGCGTTGTAGATGATGTGAATGCTGTCGCAGCCGATCGCCGGATCTACTTCCATGACCAGCGGCGCCGCCGAAGTAGATGTCCACTCTTCGCCAGGAAACGCTACATAGCGATACATGCCGCCAGAACCAATCATCATCTTGTGCACATCGAAGTCAGACCCAGGCCGGAATACGCGGCAAATGGACGGCCCAGCGCCCGGAACATATTTCGTGCTAAACATGAAGTCGTTGATGGCACGGAAATCGAACCGCGGCGATAGCCGTATCAGTGCCGCATCGCTTCTCACAATCGGTGGCAAAGCCGGCGCAACCAGCGCCGCCGCCGTGCCGATCAGAAACCAGCGCCTAGTCAGATCTATCATCACACTCACCGCCCATTTTCAGGCCACTGACCTGTAGCCGCTCGTACCGCATCAAGACCCCGGAGAAGAAATGCTGCACTTGCCCCGCCTATCAGAAACTCGCTCATAAAAGGCCTACCTTCGCTAAGATGGAGCAGCCCATCAACGATTATTAGCCCAACAGAGCAAGACACCATTTCCATAAGCCGGAACTGAAATCTAGTCATAGCGCATCACACCCCATATCCCTCGGCCACCGTTTCCTCGTGCGGCTTCCACATTGCCTCGTCTTCCAGCGCGGCCGACATCTCGTCAGCGCGAACGAGTAACTCCTTCTCCCTCGCCCATAGCAGGAACATCGAAATTGTGTCAACATAGTCGTCGTGCTCCGCCTTCGGGAACAACGACGCCTGCGTAATCACCTCGTCAGACCATTTAGTGTCAGGCGCCCACACAGCGTTATCGGTGAACATTGGCACAATTGAGTGAACGCGTGTCACTTTATCCTTCGTCGGCACTATTAGCTCGATGCCCCAGTTGTCACGAGCGTACAGCCGCTTCAACTCATTGGCCACATCGCGACCGCGCGTCTTGTCCTCGATCAGAAGCCGGCGCACCTTGTAACGCTTACATGTATCGGCGACCAACTCTACGAGCCCCCAGCTCTCCTTCTTGCGCGCCTCGTAATCAGCCTTGGACTCGTTTGGGTAAGCGAACACCTCACGGGTGTGTAGTGGCAACCGCTTTGCCCAAGCGAACATTAGCATCGCCCGCCTGTTTACGACTAAGTTACGAGCTGGGACGCCATCCTCCCCAGGCACTTGGATCGTATGAACCCATATGCCCCAGACCGTGAGCGCGTTGTAATCGTTCTCCTCCTTCTCGCCATAAGCTGTGTCCAAGCTTGCAACCACCAACTCAATGTCAGGGAACTCGCGACGCGCGCCAGTCCATTCTAAGCCGTACCGCTGCGCCTCGACGTTGTCCCATGGTTGCCAGAACTCGCGCTTGATGATGCCGCCGCCGGCCGGCACAGGGGATTGCTGATAGCGGCCAGACCAGAACCAATCCCCAAGCCTGCGTAGGCCCTCGATCTCTTTGAGGCCGAAGCGCTCGGGCCACATCAAGTCGCCGTCTTCGCGTTCGTCTTGCCAGGGCTCATCGGCGTCATATTGCGGCAGTGGAACGGTGACACAACGGCGCACTTGCTTCTCGTCGAAGATCATTGGAATCACAAAATGACACCACTCTTCATCGCTATCCAGAATTACCCCAGATACGTCACTATTGTGCAACCTCTGCATCACCACAACAACGGCGCTGTCTTTCGGATCGTTCAAGCGTGTTGTGTGAATTTCATTCCACCACGCTATGGTTTTGGCGCGCACATCGTCAGATTCCACCTCTTCAGTTTGGTGGGGATCATCCACAATAATTATGTCACCACCGAGACCAAGCAGAGAACCGCCGACCGAAGTCGCACAGCGTGAGCCATTCTGTGTGTTGTCGAACTTCGACTTGGAATTTTGATCATCTCGTAGCGAGAATCGATGGCCCCATAGTCGTTGATACCAAGGACTCAAGAGCAGCCGGCGGCACATATTAGAGCCTTCGAACGATAGACGCTCGCCATAGCTGCCACACAGAAAGCGCACTTGCGGACCGCTTAGATATGTCACATCTGACTGTGCCCACACCCACGCCGGCCAACACACAGACGTTACGAGAGTCTTAGAACAGCGAGGCGGAAAATTGCTCAAAAGCCTCTTGATGTCACCATATGTCACCGCTTCGAGATGCTGGCAGTACGCCTCGACGGCCCAATTGTCTTGGAACTCGGAACTGTCGATGGATGACCACGCGCTTCTCACAAACTCGTACAGCGATGCTTCGCAGCGCACACGTTCATCTGCTAGCTCGTATATGTCCTGTGCAAGCTCAGCCTCCACCCTGCTTGCTGGCGGGAGAGTAGCAATGACAGAGGTGAGAATGGCGCTAATGTCCACGGCGTCAGTTCATCATAGAACCAGCCGGCGGCACTACCTCAGCCGACTCCATGGTTAGGTCTTTGCCTAGCACAAAGCCCATGTTGGCCGCTAGCAATTGCTGCAACATGCAACAGGCGCGATCCGCTTCTTGCTCTGTGAGGCACAAGTCAATCTCAATGCCGAAGCTGAAATGACCACATTCCTTCTCGGACACATAGCCTTCAACGGATATGTCGAGAACGTCAGGTTCCGTGCTCATGCGATGGCCTTCATTTGCTGTGCGCGGATGGCTTTCCTCACAATCACACCTTTCCATATCTCTGCGGCTGGTGCCGGCAGTGTCAACGATTGCTGAGCATCGAAGACCCGCAAACTGCCATCCGAACAAGTCGCCACATTTGACCCTATGGTAAAGTGCCATTCGACACACTTAACCACCACCTCGCCTTCTGACTGGATCGCCGTATCAACGACACCGATCGCCTCAGCTTTCCCGAGCCATCCTAGGAACGGCAGCGCGGCAAGCGCCTGGAGTATGCCACGGCGGTTCATGCTGAACCCTTGTTGCTTTCCTTCTGCGCCTTCATTGCGCGCACGATGGCCAGATCATGCGATTTGCGGCCGTGACCGAGATCAGCGCCCTCCGTGGCCATAGCCAACTCAGCGCGGAGGCGGTTGCGCTCGGCCTCAGCCGCCTCGACGCGCTTCAGGAGCTCAGCCTCAACCGAAGCGGCCTGTTTCCATTCATGCTGAGCGCGATCGAACGTTGCACCGCTCATGTCTGCGTCTCCGTTTCCTGTTCCTCGCTATCGCCCTCTATCGTAGGCGACGGCAGTGCGATCTGGACGCCGTTACGCACGAGGATGGAAACCAAGTTCTCAAGCGCCTCGGCAGGGGTAATCTCTCGGACGGCCTCATGGGTGTGCTCGATCTTGTCGCGCCATTCTTTAGGAAGGCGATTGCAGAGCCACATCTTCTGGGCACCAACATCGCCTGGGATGTGCTCGGCTGATGTGGTCCGCTTGACGATGGCGAGCTTGGCATTCTTGCCTTTACCGAGTAGCCGTTCTTCTATCTTCACTACGGGCAGGTTGTATCCGATGCCTCTTTGGTAGAGAGAACGCTTCATTCGTTCATCGGCGAATGCCTTGCCTGCTGTGATCGCCTCGGAAAACTCTTGGTAGAGGGAACGCCACAAATAAAAAGTGTCGATGTGAACACCAAAGAACTGTGCCATTTCTACGTCAGTGGCACCTATTTGGCATAGTTTGCGTGCTTGTTCTATGTACTCTGGACGATAAGACGTTGGGCGCCCGCCCTTGTTGCCTACAGCGAACTTGTTGCCTTTGGGGGCGCCGCCTTTCTTCTTTTGAACTGTCTTGGCCATGGCATGGAAGCTACTGATTTACATCATTGAAATCAAGCTTGCGACCCCACCCACTCCAGAAACGCCGCGTAATGATCGGATTCTCAATCACCGCAGCCGCCACACCAGCAGCAACCGCTACAGACAACGGCATTTTTGGCACCCAGATGTGCGGCTTAGATGGCACGAATACCCCAGAAAACAGTGACTCCCATTGCCTTGGCACATCTTGCCATCCGCCATAACCCACCTGATACAGGCCGGGCATAAGATGATCCCGGATGTTCTCAATAGCAATGGGCATTACACGCCCTTGGCTTGCTTCTTGATGCCCTGGAACGATTCGCCGCGCGACACAGAACCGGCCAGAGCACGCAAATGCTCGATCTCATCCGCAGCCTCGCGCATGGCAGCAAGAGTCTCGGTTTGATCAAGGCGCCGATCCTCACCATCAGGCGTTTTGGTGACGAGCCAGCGCGGATTACGCAATCGTGCAATTAAATCCATCATTTGGACAGTTCCTCCTGAATGGCAAGTTCGCTAAGCGCAGCGAGATCATTCTTACGCTCCGCAGCCTCCATCTCTGCCACCTTGGCACGGCCGCGATCTGTGACCTTCACAGCAAAGCCGAGCGTTGGACGTATCTGCGGCCCAGGCTCGCCGGCAAAGACTGCACCTTCACAGAGTTGGCCGATGACGCACATGCCTTTGGCAGAAAGACGATCAAAGACAGACAGCTTGTTATCCTTGAGGTAGCTTCCGAGCTTTTCCTTTGTGCCGATCTTGTAGAACCAGCCCTGACGATCGGCATCCTTCAACCGCAGTAGCACTTTCACCTCATCATCCTCAAGTTGACCATCGAACTCAACCAGAGTGTTGTTGCTACTCTTCGAGCGCTGCGCATTACGCATCGCGGTTGCGAGGCGATCGTGGGCCTCTGTGAAGTTCAGATGCTCACGCACGAAAGGATCATTGCGCCGCTGGTGCATGGCTTGCTCGATGGCCTTGATGGCGCCAGTCGTCATCACGAGGCGTTCGAGGTCGGCAAGATCAACGGTGACGGCTGTCATTTCAGTTCCCCAATTACCCTGCCTATCTCAATTAATCCCAACTCTGTCCACGCCTCGTCACTCACCGCATGAAGGTAGAATACTTCTCTGGCACGATCAATGTTCGGTGCATTGTCACGACACGCCGGCCACAGGACCTCCAAGTCGATCCTGCGCCGACGAGCGTTGATCTTGCGGACAAGCCACTGGATCATTCCAACCCACCAATCCAATCACACTTTTACTGTTGGGGAATCTTGACTCCCAGTGACGACAGATATTTCCCCAATCCGGAAACGCCGGTAACCGCTGCATTGATGTATGTCAGCACGTCCACTCGCGGAATAGCCGCAGCGGGAGCGCATGATGTCATCAAAGATGATGTAGGATTCATTGCATCGGCTATCTGCGAGATACGCTCGAATGAGGTCACTTGCGTGGACGACGCATTGGCGTCGTTGGAGTTGAGAATCGTGTTCAACTCGATAATTCCACCGTAACACGCCGCTCGCAAACGCCCTCCTGGAGTACCGGAACTTTCTGCTATCATCTTGGCATAACGAAGGTCGTTATCGTTGGCCTTGGTTACATTATCGAAAATCTTGTCCAAGGCCCCAACATCGGCAACCACGCGTGCCGGCGTCGTTGTTTCCGGTCGTGGGCGCGGCAACGGAATCGGAACAAGAACACTCTTGCGTTCTGCGATCACTACCCGCGACTTCGATTTGTGCAAATCAGTCTTAGGTGTATCCGATTTGGGAGTGTCCGTATCAGACTGGGAAAACGCGGGAACAGACAACGCAAACGAACACAAACAAACAGCCAGCGCTTTAGTTATCCTCATCTTTCTTCTCCATAGCGCGCCAAAAATATCTGGATCACTTTTTACCAAACCCGCTAAGCCAATCAGTGAGACTGGACGGAAGCCACCACAGTGCGAGGCAGGCATCACTTCACCAGTTCCTTCGCCATCTTCCGGTACCACGTCCGCCTCGATATCTTCATCGCCTCCCAAGGCTTGCGGGCCTCGTTGGTGAGATGAGCCTTGGCGGTGTGCGGACGGCCTTTCGTTCTGTTTGGAACGAAGCGCTTGCCGCTGCCGTTGCTGGCTTTCACCTTCCGCTTGGTTGGCTTTGGTGGCGACGGCGCCCGTGTTGGCTTCGGCGTCTCTGTTGCTTTTACAGGGACAGCGCGATCCTCGGCGTTGGCCTCGCGCATTGCCCGCAGTTGTTCAGCTTTGCTTGCCACAATGGTGGTCTCCGTTTGAAAGAGTGTCAAATATGGAGACACCCGACACCATTGTCAATGGAGTCAGTCCGCCACAACCTCGTTTCCTGGCGATGGTTTTGGCCACACCTCAGGTGGCAACGAATCGAATCGCCAATAAACAGGGCAGCCGACAACATCAGGATTTTCCTTGCGGATTTTATCAAACTCATCGCGCCGGAGAGCTACCAGATGACGCTCCCAGTGAAAAACAACCTTCATTACATCCTCCCTGACAACACACCACCATAGACGGCATCAGCCACCGGCCATTACTTTTCGACAGTGCCGTTTGGGACAGTCACAGTTCGTGCTCGATTCGACACTGCCGGCCGCCTATGGGGATTCCGTTCGGCATTTACGATACTCAAGTTTGTCTTTTTCAACAAAGAAAGCACCGACGATAAAAGCCGGCCACAGCACCACCCCGGCAACATCGTTCACGGTAATCGGAAACTCATCGTGTGGACACCGATTGACCGCACTGGCTGTAACGACACCCCACAGAACGCATCCAAAAAGCCAATAAATCGTCAGCGCTACCTTCATTCCTATCACCCCTACAACGCCTCACCGACGATCTCTCGACGAAGCGCTCCGTACTTTTCTTCGTTGCCGATAACTTGCCCCGTCAGGGCAACAATCCACCAACGCTCTCCTTTCCATTTCGGTGGCAAAAGCGTTGCGTGTAGGGTACCAGCTTCGCAGAGATGGAGTGGCCCAAACGCAGTATGAATGACGCCAGGCTTGGCTGCCTCTATTGAACCACCTCCGTTTGATGGCATGCCTCTCTGATTTGAACGCCAAAAAGCGACTAACGCTCCTTCTTCGAGGAGCGTTAGGAGCCGATCGCGTTGCACTGAATCCCACTTCGCGGCAAAATATTGGATAGTTTCTGACCAGTAGGAGCCGTCGCCGGAGCCGTCGCCGGAGCCGTCGCCGGAGCCGT